AGCATCACGTTCTCGATTCAATTCAGCAATACAGACAACTCGATTCACGACATCAACGTCTGGCTCCGCAAGAACGGCACCAACGTGTCCGCTAGCGACAGCCGGTTCAGCATCATTGCCCGGCATGGCAGCGTTGATGGCAACGTGATCGGCTGCGTCAACTTCGTGCTGGGTTTGACCACCAACGACTACCTCGAGCTGATTTGGGCGACCAGCAACGTCGCAGCCTACATTCTTGCCGAGGCAGCCCAGACCAGTCCCTACGCTCACCCGAGCGTCCCTGGCATCATCTGCACTGTCGTTCAAGTCGCATCGGCTTAAGCCATGGCAACCAAACGCGAGACCATCCTGGCGGCGATTCGCACGGCGCTAATCGGCACCACAGGAGTCAGCACGCGGATCTACCGCAGCAGGGTCGAACCACTAGCCAGGGGCGAGCTGCCGGCGATCGTGGTCGAGCCTGTCAGCGACAACGCTGAGCAGAACACCAGCTTGCCAACCCTGGACTGGACTCTGACCGTTCGCATCTCGGTGATCGTTCGCGGCGACATCCCCGACCAAGTGGCTGATGCAACAGTTCAAAGCCTCCACGCCAAGGTGATGGCCGATCTCACCCTGAGCGGCAATGCCTACGATGTGCAGCCTGTCTCGGTGTCGTTTGATCTGGTCGAAGCAGATCAGCCCAGCGGTGTGATCAGCTGCGACTACGCTGTCAGGTATCGGACCAAAGTGGCCGATCTATCCCTCAGCCCGTAGCAGCTACGATGGTGGACGAACACAAAGGCCAGGGCGGCAGCTATCTGGTCGATCCTAAAACCGGCAAGCGAAAGCTCGTCGAGCGGACCCAGCCGGCCCCTCATCCAACCTTCGAGGTAGCCTCCAATGGCATCAGTTCTGACTCGCCGACGCCTGATCCTGGCGAAGATTGAAACCACCTACGGCACCGACTCATCGCCGACAGGCAGCAGCAACGCGATCCTGGTGCGCAACCTTGAGATCCAGCCGCTTGTTGCCGACACGGTGAACCGCGACCTGGTGCGCCCATACATGGGCCAGGCCGATCAACTGCTGGCGCGAACCCGAGTCGAAGTCAGCTTTGAGGTTGAGCTGGCCGGTTCCGGCACCGCTGGTACGGCCCCGGCCTATGGCCCGGTGCTGCGCAGCTGCGGCCTCAGCGAGACCCTGGTCACCAGCACCAGCGCCACCTATGCGCCCGAGAGCAGCGGCTTCGAGAGCTGCACGATTCATTTCCACGAAGACGGCATTCGGCACAAGCTGACGGGTTGCCGCGGCACCTTTGAGCTCAACGCTGAGGTTGGGGCGATCCCCTCGATCGCGTTCACGATGACCGGCATCTACAACGCCCCGACCGACGAGACACTGCCGACCCCCACCTACGCCAACCAGGCAGCCCCGCTGCTGTTCAAGGAGGGCAACACCACCAGCTTCTCCGCGTTCTCCTACAGCGGTTGCCTGCAGTCCTACAACTTCTCGATGGCCAACGATGTCATCTATCGCGAGCTGGTCGGCTGCTCGAAGGAGATCCTGATCACCAACCGAGCACCCAGCGGCACCGTCGTGATCGAGGCGCCGACCATCACGGCGAAGGACTTCTTCGCGATCGCTACTGGCAGCAGCACTGGGAGCATCACCTTCCAGCACGGCACCACAGCCGGCAACAGGTGCACGGTGACGACTGCACAGTCTGACCTGGGTAATCTGAGCTACAGCGACCAGGACGGCGTGCAGATGCTCAACTTGCCCTTCATTGCAGTTCCGACCAGTTCGGGCAATGATGAGCTGTCAATCGTTTACACCTGATCCGCGTGGCATTCGTTCTTAAGCAATCTGGCACCTACTCGTGGCCGGTCGCCTTTGATCTCCCGATCGATGGTGGCCGCCATGAGCGCCAGACCTTTGATGGTGAGTTCAAGCGCCTGCCACAAAGCACAATCGGTCCAATGGTTGCCGAGCTCCAGAAGCTCGAAGACCTTGGCGATTTGGATCAAATCACCGACATCGCTCGCGATGTGCTGGTGGGTTGGTCTGGCATCAACGATGACGAAGGCAAAGAGATCCCTTTCAGCCAGAAGGGATTGGACGAATTGCTTGAGGTGCCATTCTTGGCTATCGCTGTGCTAAAGGCATACATGGACAGCATCAAAGGAGCTAAGCGAAAAAACTGATAGAGGCCGCGCAGCATTGGGCGGGCGGGAGCGTCGTTGACGAAACCGCCGCTGATGCCGCGGCCATGGGCATCGCCCTGCCGGATCTGCCGGATGCACCGGCTGAAGACTTCGGCGTCTGGCCAGAAAACTGGCCAGCCATTGAGATGTTCCTGCGCGCCCAGACGCAATGGCGCACGACCATGAGTGGGGTGATCGGCTTGGACTATGCAGCGGTCCAATGGCTGTTTAGACTGTATGGAGTGGAAGACCAGCGCACACTGCTGGAAGACCTACAGACCATGGAGGTCGCTGCCATGCAAGCCATCAACAAGCAGGGGGGCTGACCATGGCGATGAACATGGACGCCATGCTCCGCATCAAGGCGGACGTTCAGGGCGAGAACAATATCCGCCGGCTGGGCAACTCGCTGCAGGGCCTCCAGGGCCAGGCCAAGAACGCCGCGATGGGCTTCAACAGCCTCAAGGGTGCGGTGGGTGGCTTTGCCACGGCAATCGCCGGCAGCGCCATTGTGGCTGGCCTAGGTGCTGTCATTAAGAAATCGATCGACGCAGGTGATGAGCTGTTCAACCTGCAGGCCAAGACTGGCCTGGCCGCCAACTCACTGATCGGCATCGGCAACGCTGCCAAACTGGCCGACGTGGACATGGGCACCCTGGGCAAAGGGCTGACCAAGCTCAACGTGAACTTAGTCAAGGCAGCTGAGGGCAACGAAGATCTAGCGCGGAAGTTCCAGGCGCTGGACGTCAACGTCAAAGACGCCAACGGCCAGGTGGTGCCGGCTGACAAGGCCCTAAAGCAGATTGCTGATCGTTTTGCCGATATGCCGGACGGCGCGCAGAAGGCGGCCGCAGCGGTGGCATTGTTTGGCAAGTCCGGCGCTGACCTGATACCGCTGCTGAATGAAGGGGCGGCCAGCATGGAGAAGTTCACCTACAAGGTGGGCGAAGATTTTGCGGCGCGTTCGGATCTGTTCAACGACACGATCACCGAGCTGGGCATCAAGACGCAGGGCTTTGGGCTGGAGTTGACTGACGCGCTGCTGCCGGCGTTGCAGTCGATCCTTGAGGTATTTGCCGATCTGTTTGATACCAAGCAAGATTGGACGGCGCTGTTTGATGTTATTAAGTTTGGCATTCGGCTTGTTGCTAGCGCAATCTTTGTCACAATTAAGCTGGTTGACGTACTAATCAAGAATTCAGTTACTGCATTTCAAGCAATAAGCAAAGCGTTGCAAGGAGATTTTGCGGGTGTTGCTGACATATACAAAAATAGGATTGGTAGTTTTGTTGAACAGGCAAAACAAGACTTTGGACAGCTCCAGAAGATTTTTTCTGATGCACCCTCCCCTGGCACAGGCCGGCGAACGGGCGGCCGCAATATGGAGCTAGATACAAGTGCAGCTGATGCAAAAGCGGCGGCAGAAGCCAAGAAGCGAGCAGCTGATGCAAAACGGGCAGCTAGTGAGCAAGAGCGCCTTTTGGAGAAGCGCGCCAGCCTGACGCAGCAAGGAATAGACCTGCAAGAGAAACTACGCCGAAGCATTGAAGATGTTACGTCAGCTTATAAAGAAGTAGGAGCCTCGCCCATTGACCAACTGCTGATAGATCGTAGCAAAGCGATTACTGAGAACAACAGGCAGATAGATGATCTTACCAAAAGCGTGGTGGAGTTATCGCGCGAAGTCAACAAGGCTGGCGGATCGCTAGACGTTAAACCGTTTGCGGATTTGATTGATAATCTATCGGCCGCAAATGTAGCGTTAGCAGATAAAAGATACCGGGAAGGTTTTGCAGAACTATACGCCAGTCAAGGCGAAGCAATCGACAGAGCCACTGAGTCGGTTTATGACAATGCTCGTGCGTTGCAATACAACAACGATGTCATGGGCGGTTTGAAGGATGGGCTCAATGGTTACATCGAGCAGATCGGTACCATGCGTGATGCTCTGTCTAATCTCGGCCAACAAGCCTTCAAAGGAATCGAAGATGCGCTGGTTTCACTGGCGACCACTGG